CTATCCCAGACTTGTTTCAACCGCCCGGCTCTAGGAATTCGCCCACCGCCCCTGCTCTGGCTTGCTCGTGTTACAGGGTTGTTTAAGACTCCACCACCGACGTGCCGCATGGTGTCCGAGTCGTCGTAGAAAAGATCAGACGTAAAAAAGCCGCTTACACCTGCGCCCGGTAGGAACCTTGCCTCATGAATCTGCGACTCATCATCAGGCAAGGCGGAACGCATGTGTAAACGGCCTTCAACTCGTCGCTTCCTACGGCAACCGGCAAACTCTACCACAGATTTATTAGGCCGCATAGGGGGGATGAATTATTCTGCCGCCTCGTAGGTCATCTCAAAGATGTCGGGCTTGCACGGGTAGTGCTCGCCCTTCACGCCTGTGATGATCCAGTCGCCGGGGCAAACCTCGTGGTCACCCTCCAGCGTCTTGATAATACCGCGATCCCAAGGATCATAGTCTGGATAGCCTTCCGCTTTGATGACAGCACGACTCCAAGGAAACTGCTCAACAACAGGGTGGTCGCCCATCTTGAACCACTGGGTGGCCTCAATCACGACAGGTTTCTTGCGGAACTTCATGTCTTCTCCTTATAAAGCGTAGGGGTTTACGTGGCGCTGTCGCCCGGTGTCAGCATAGTCGTCCTCGTCCCAAGCCTCATCCGGCGGCGGGTCAATGTCTAGCCAGCCGGCATCCCGCAGGTAGCGCAGGGCCTGAGTGCAGGCGTCCACGAGGTCGTCATGGGTCGTCTCGGGAAACGAGCAGATCTGGCTGACGAAGCCCTCGGCCCAGTCCTTGACGTAGCCCTTGCGGTGGTCCGACTCAGGGATCCACACCCGGCCCCGGGCGATGATGTTGGACACGATGTTCAGCCGCTGCATTTTGTCCGCCCTCCCCGGGTTGTAGGCCCGGACCGGCAGGTGGGCCCGCTGTAGGTCTTGTATAAGACTGATGCCGGCGCTCTTGTCCTCGATCAGCAGCAGGTCCACCCGCTTGCGGTCCTTGCCCTCGCCGAAGATGGTCTCGTACTCCTCGAGCACCTTGGGGCGCAAGTCGGGGTACTGCATCCTCTCCTGCCAGCAGTCGATGATCATGGCCGCCATGGGGCCGTCCTGCGGCTTGAAGCAGCCAAAGGTGATGCAGGCGGTCGGGTCGTTCTGCGCCTTTTCACTGGTGGCCACGTCATAGGACTGGATGATGTACTCAAACGCGGGGAACGGCCGTCCGGCTGGCCAGAGCTTAAACATGTCCCTTTTAACAATGCCACCCTCTTCGGGGTCAATGATCTCGGCGTAGATCTCCTGCCGGCCAAGTGTGGTGCCCTCGTAGCTCAGGATCTGCTTGCGGAAGTTCTCGCTCAGGTTGGCCAAGTTGGTGTAGGTTGAGGCGGTGGTCATCACCACATCGCTGTTCTCGCGGCCCATGAGCTCAATGATCAGATCCTTGGGGCGGGGCGTAGTGGTGCAGATCATCCGGGTGCGCTTACCAAGGCGCATGCCGAATTGAATTTGGTCCCACGCCTGTTGTAGATAATCCCATGCGGCCAGCTCGTCGCACCATCCGCCGTGGAATTGTGGACCCCTGAAGCGCTCAGGCTCGGACGCCGGGATGCCTTTGATCAGGCTGCCGTTGATCAGGCGCAGCTCGTGGGCGGTCTTGTTGTAGTCAGCCACCAGAGACTTAGGGATAACCGCCAGCAGGCCGGAGTCGCCCTCAAAGCAAGTTCCCCGGACGTCAGCCGAGGTGGGGGCGGCTACCAGCCAGCGGGTGCCGGGGTTCTCATATGCCCACCAGCCGATCTGTTCGGCAGCCGTGCGGGTCTTGCCTGCTCCCCGGCCGGCCAGCATAAGCCAGATGGACCACCAGTCGCCGGGCGGGAGTACTTGGTGGGTGTGCTGGGTGTCAAACCATGACATGCGCCATGCCCACCCAAGACGGTACTCCGGGCTGGCCAGCGCTAGGTGTCTCTGGACCTCCGGGTCCAAGACGATCGCCGCGATGTCACTCATGCGCCGCGACTTGCCGCTTGAGCTCCGCGTTCTTCAGGATGGCGGACAAATAAGTGTCGGATTCCACTTGCACTTCCATCTTGAGGGGGTTGCTGGGGTCGCCGGCCAGCTCAAGCTTGTCGCCGTACTTTTTAGGTTTCAACTTCATGGCCGTCCACTTGCGGGCCTCAATGCGTTGTTTCTGGTAAGCCACGTACCCCGAGTCGATCTTGATGTCAATCACCTCGCCGTGCTTGTTTAGCACCTCCACCGTCTCCGGCGATTCATCGGCAATACCAATAATCTCGTCGGCCAATGTGTCGGCTTGTTCTTCCCGGGCGCGTATGTATTTGTCGCAGAAAGCGGGCTGCTCCAACAACCACCGGTACACAGTTGCCCTGTTTGGCATCCCATCAGTCTTCACGATCTCCTGCAAGCTCTCACCCTCTGATAGCCTGATGCAGATGAAGTCAGCCATGTGCGTGGTGTAGGTTGACTTGCTTTCCTTCTTGGGAGCGATTGCAACCTGTTTGGCTACCTTACCCTTGCTTACTGCCTTTGGGGATGCTGTAGATCGTTTCTGTGGCTTTGCGGCGGTTTCTGGCATGACCTTATTCCTCGTCCGTGTGTTGGGCGGTATCGTACCTGATACTTGGTGATTTGTAATCGCTTGGTGTAAAGTGGCAGAACACATTGGCAAAGGCGTTGCCCTCTAACGGTACTGGCCTGCCGTGCTTCAGTCGGGCGGATTCGTAGAAGATCATCTCGCCGGGGGACAAAAGTATCTGATGCGGCTCGTAGGCGTGATCCTCAATCATGAGTGGCCAGTCCTCACGCACGTCCTGATCAACATTGATGATGACTCCAAAGATGTGGGTCTCTATCCTGTCTCTGTGGGGCTTGAGCACCGCCTTGTCCTTGTAGACCCGTATCCCGTAGACGTAGGTGGGGTCCACGGCCTTGCCGCTCCACTTAGCCACTAACGGGCGCAGGACGTCATGGATTTCTTTGCGCAAAGCGTCCGGCAGCTCAACGGTGGTGCTTGGTTTACTGGCGGACAGTGCGTTGAAGATGAATTCCGCAACGTGCTCATCTTTTTCGCTGGCTTTGTTCTCGTTGTAAAAAGCCAACACTTTGTCAAACAGAGGTTTGGGCACGTTGAACTTCCTGAAGCCCGTGGTAGTGTAATTCTGAAGAAACTCATGCGGGGCACGGTAAGGGTGCAGCAACTTGTCCAGCGGCACGCTTGGTGTGTAGCCGATCTCTTGACGTATTGCTTCGTAACCAAAGCCATGCCGAAGAAGTATTCCAAAGATAACATCTGGTTTTACACCCGCAGCCGTATTTGTGTTGATCCACTCTGTCCAATCAGGGCTGAAGGTTTTGGTCACATGGATCTCCGGGCAGGATCAGTTCCCCGGCGACTCGCTGTCTTCGACCAGATCAACAGCTTTATACTGCTCGATCTTGGTGCCGGCGGTGATTTGCTTGACTAGATCGTCCTGCGAGGCCACCCTAACGATGTACTCGGTGCTGGCAACGTGGCTCAGGGCCTGCGAGCGCAGGTTGGCTTTGACGAGGCGTGCCCCGTGGGTGTTGCGGACAATATAAATGCGTTCTGCCATTTTCTCTCTCCGTGTTGTTTGATGTACCCGGGCGTGCCGGTCGAAACCAAGTCGGTTTCTCTTTGCTATAAGTTGTTAGGTATTATACCAAGGTGCCTCCTCAAAATTGTCTGGATTGAAGGGTATTGGCTTAGGTGGCAAGGGCTTGGGCAGCTCGGTGGGAAATGGCCAGTCATCCATGATTGCGCTGCTTCAGCTTGGCTTCGATGGCTCGGGCGTTTATGAGTATTTGGTGTGGATTGACATTTGAGTCTGATGTTCCAATTCGAGGGTCTGCGCTCCAAATTTCCTCATCCGTCAGCCCCTGCCACGGGCGCTGTGATGGGGCGGTGTATAAGGGCACTGGCGGCACATCCACAACAGTCGGCGCTGAAATGCTTGTAGGCTTTGCCCAGTAAAAGCCTTTATGGGGGTGGTAATACGCCACCGGCTCCTGCTCTGGCTGTGCCAAGGCTTCTCGCAGGGCGGTGATGGCCGAGTCGTACCACTCGGTGCCTTCGGGATGCTTGGTCTTTTCTCGCGTGGTCACGAATATGCGGCTGCTTTCCAACGCCTCCAGCGCCTGCTGCATAACTTCTCTTGTCATTTCATACTCCTTCCTATTTCTGCCGCTGCCCTAACGATGGCGCGGCGGGTTTTTTCGGAAATGTCTGCACCCATACCATCGTCGCAGTGCTCAATAATCCAGCCGTCCTGTGGATCGCTCCACACGGATACTAAGTGTAACTTTTCAAAGCCAATGTCCAACCGCAACTTCACCGCCAGCCGTAGCGCATCGCCATCGTTGGTGAGGGGATTCCAAGGCTTTGAAGCAAAGATGTTCATCATTGGGTCGTCCCCGGTGCAGTCACGCAGCACGCCATCTGGTGCGCGCAGCGCCTTAATCCCCGCAGCCTTCGCCGCCAGTTCAAGTAGTTCTCTGTCAGTCATCACATCCCCTCATGTTTCCCCTTGCTCGTATAGCG